CGCCGCCAAAAGACGCCATGTCCAGCGTTTCGAACTTCAGAGTGAGGTCGCCACGACCAAGATCCTCAAAGACCTGATGGGCCGCATCTTCCAGCGACTTCTTGTCCTTGAACCCGGTGACGGGGTACTGGCGAATCTCGTCCTTGGCCCACAGGCCATTCGGGGTGACGTACCCCGTTGCCTGAGTGTTGTAGTCGTAGGAATACTTCTCGCCCTCGGTTTGCTTCGTGGGCCAGCGAGCGCGCAACGTCTCCCCGTTGTCCGGGTCGGCGCAGACAAGCTCGACGGCGGGGATCTTGATCTTGCCCAGACGACGGGACAACTCCATCGACTTGAGGTTGTGGCCGTAGACCATGATCGGATGCGCGACCGTCTTGCCGTCCGCGTACTTGCGGCCCTTGTCTGCAAAGCGGGGTTCGCGCATGACGCGCCGTGCGGACGGGTTCGGTTCGTACTCCGTGAACTCACGAGGCTCGTCACTCTTGGAGTACAGGTTGCGAGGGGTCGCCAGAACGAACCGGCCCGAGGGGACCGCCGAATCCGTACCTCCCGCCGTCCACACGTCTGCGTAAAGGATCAAGCCGTTCGCAATTGTGATGTCCGTCAGGAGATCCCAATACGTCTCCTTGTCGATCTTGCGCGTGCGCCGGGACTTCCGCTTCGACACATCCGGCTCGCCCGCAACGTGATGCCCTGCCCGTTGATACACTGGTTCGCCCTGGTTGAATCCCAGGAGGTGCAACGGAACTCCCGCGACCGCCGGAAGCGACTGCAACACCTCCCACACGATCCGATCAAGCGGCCAGTTCCAGTTGATGTCGTTGTAGAGCGAGGTCGGGACCGGGTAGTCAATCAGCAGTTGTGTGAAGTCGCGCCCCGTGATGTTGACGTAATCCCCGCCCTCCGAGAACGACATCGAGGTTTCGTCTGCGAACCCGACGAACCGAAGATTCTCCCGGTTGATCAGGCTCGTCAGGGAATACTTTGCATTCCGACTCCCTCCCTCCGAGAACGGCCTGCTCGCGTCACTGACCGACACACCACCCGCCATTCGTTCCGCCCAATCGTCCGCGCGAACCGTGCCCATGTACGCAGCGATCCCGAGGGAGCGAACGACACGAGGATCCATCGGCAGGTCCGAGAATCGGATCGAACACGTCACCTCGTCGGCCTGTCGGTAGGGGTTCTTACGGATCCGCAGGCTCTTCGGGATCGTCCAGAGGTAAACCGACTCCTTGATAGCCTTCGCAATCACGTCCGGGGGCTTGTCTGCCGACGTGGCATCGGCCTTGACTTGCGTCCACCGTCCGTCAGGAAGGACATACAGGCCCAGGTCCGTCTTGTGGTTCGGGTCCGCGAGAGCCGCCTGTGCCTCCGGAGGAAGGTCCATCATGAACTCTTCCAGGCGGCAGTAAAGGGCCACGGCACACGTTGGGTAGTAGATCCCAGGCATCCTACACCACCGCCGGAATGATCAACACGTCTCCGGCGTCCAGGTTGTCGCTCGTAATCCCGTTGTAGTCCGCAATGTCCTGCCAACGATTCGGCGTCTGGTAATACACGAACGACACCTTTCGAAGCGTGTCGCCCGTCTTCGCTGTGTAGATGTCCAGGACGGCAGGCGTGATCTGGCCGATGGCGTAGTTGCTGATCAAGTGCGCCTGCCAGAGCGCCTCGTTCAACAGTCGAGACGCTTCCAGCGAGGTCGTAACGGCCTTCGTCTGTGCGTCCACAGAGTCGTCAGGCTTCTCCGCAGTCGAGGACCACGGCATAAACGACATCCCGCCGGCAAGCGCCTGCCATTCGGTTGCAACCGCGACGTACTGAGCGGCCACGTTCAGCATCGACGACTGCGTGTCTACGATGTCCTGCTTGACGTTCTGGCACGTCACCGCAACGTCCTTGGCGAACTGCGCCGGTTTCCCCGCAAGGCCGATTCCCGACTGCACGAGGTTGTTCACGCGGTCCAGGGTCGTGTTCAACTTGCGAAGGTTCTGGACGACGTACTCGTTGTAGGCGTCCCCGAGGTCGTTGATGCCTTCCTGGACCTTGTTGATGAAGTCGTTCAGTTTGTCGTAGAGGGACTTGGGATCGGGCGGGAGTTTCGGCAAGTCGGGCGTGAGGGAAGCGAGTCCGTCTGCGACCCACTCGAATTCGATCTCCCACTCGATCCGCTGCGCTTGATGGATCTTGAAGTTGGCGGCGCGAACCAGTCCGCGACTTTGGGACGTGAACGGGTCCACACCCCAATTGACGACCACCTCCTGCCCGGCCTTGCAGATCGACTTCAAGATGTCGCGAGCGCGTTCCGCGGTGTCCACGCGGCTAGGCGCAGTGCCTCCGCGAGTAATGTCGAAACTTTTGCCCTCGTGGTAGAGGAAGCAGTCCTCGTCGGCCATGTAGCGAGTCAGGAAGACGCCTGCGACGGTCTGATCGGTGTGGTTTGGTCCGAACACCTGAGCGACCGCTTCCGTCGCGCCAGGGTAGTATTCGACCTTCATCCGCTGCTTCATCGAGTCGGTGACAGGACGGAACGGCAGGCACCACCCCGTCAGCAGCACCTCTCGGCATTTTCCAGTCAGTTCCCGGATCGAAAACGAGGTCGGGACCGCAAGCGCGGATGGCTGAGACGCCAGTTTGTCCATCGCCTGCGAACGGTTGAAGATGTCGAGAGCCATAGACTACCCCTAGTCTGCCGTCATGTGCCCACGAGCGGCACGAGATTGCGTTCTTCCGTTCGCCGCAGTCTTTCCGACCTGCTTGATGATCGATGCAGCCACCCGGTCAGGATCCTGGTGCCGCGCGTCTACCTTGATCTCGAAGTGCGCGCCATGGAAATGGATCTTCGGTTCCTTCTTGTCTGGCAACTTGAACTGCTCGTAGGGCCTGTAAGCGAATCCACCACTTCCACGACCCGGGGCGTTCGCGTCAGTCTCGAAGGACATCGGGCTTTCTAGGGAGCCATGAGAACCGCCAAGGTTTCCGGGGCCATAGTTGAGCGACGGCAACATCCACTTCACGAAGTTTCCGAACTGCGCTTGAACATCGCTGTTCGTCTCGATCGCCTGCGTCAACTTGCCGATCGCTTCGATCGTTGGCCTTCCTGTCAATGCCGGCCCCCAATCATTCTCGCGCAAACCAGATTCTTCAGTCCTTCGTTTCGAATCAAGCATCGTGGCGTACTTTTCGATCATGTACGCCATCTCTTCGGGGAGCGCCGTCTTCAACTGCTCGTAGGCCGCACGTCCGGTTGAAGCCTCGTCCCTGACGCGCTGCGCCTCTAGAAGCTCCCAACTACGACGCTGCTCCATGACGTTTGCGAACTTGTCCGCGATGGCCATTCCACCGACAGCACCGCTTGCGCCAATGGCAAGATTCGATCCCGACTGAAGCAGTCGCCCAAACCAACCAACGGTAGAGGCTGCGGCTTCCTTCGCAGCACCAGCCCTTGCAAGAGCCCACGCGGTTGCACCACCACCAGCGGCTGCCTCGCCCGCCCCAACAACAGCAGCGCCTCCACCGCCAGCAGCCATGGCGGCGCCCGTGCCACCAAGAACCAGGTTCGCGATCCCAAGAGTTTTGATCGCCAGGAGCAATTTGTAGAGTTCCGAGACTTTGGTAATTACCAGTCCAATCGCGGCGATCGATTCCTTGGCAATCCATATGGTCGCGATCGTTTTGATCGTGGTGGAAATCGCGTCCCAATGGTCGTGGACCTCGCGAACGAATCCGACGATTGCCTTGACAGCACCTACGAGATCCTGACCGACGATCCGCGCTGTCGCCAGTACCTCTTCCTTGTTGGTCTTCCACCAACGAGCCATATTGTCAAGAGACTTCTTGGCCTCCTTGAACATCTCGTCACCGATCGCGCGCTTGATCTGGTTCACAATGTCCTGGAACGCAGTCCACTTCGCCATCATGGTGTCGGCGCTTGCAGAAGCCGCTTCCGAGTTCTCTCGCAATTTGGACATGACGAGCGCAAAAGACTGCTCAGGATGGTTCTTGAGTTCGTTGATTTCCTTGCTCGTCAGTCGGAACAGGGACGCGAGTTGGTCGCGCGAATCGATCATTCCGAGAAGCATCTGCTTGATGGAAAACGATGCAATGTCCAGTGGCATGTTCAACATGCGCGCCGTTGCGATCGTCAACTTGGTTGCCTCGTTGACCCCCTCGATTCCGCCATGAGCCTTAAAGATGGGGGCCGACAGGGACTGCCAAATTTCGGCGTACTCCTGGGTCGTCGCCAGCGTTTTGACGGCATCAAGTTCCATCTGTCGGTACAGATCCTTCGACATCGCTTGCGCTTTCTGGAACGTTCCGACACCAGGGATCAGGGAAGCGTTGCTCGCGTTGTAGAGGATCGCGGCTACGCCAAGGCGCGACTGCTCCAACTGCATGTTGAGGCTAAGGGTGTCCGAGATCAGTTCCTTGACCTTGTAGACCGCTAACGATGCCGCCATAGCAACACCGATCGACATCAAGCGTCGATTCAACCACGCGATTTTACCGTCAGACCTTTCGGCTTCGTCGCCGATCTTCTTCACCTCCGCTGCCTGCCTCTTCATGGCTGCGACGGTTTCGCGATAACGTTGATTGTCCATCCTCGACTGATGCTGAATGGCCCTGTTGCGCTCCTGCTCAAGTTCCTTCATTGCGGCCTGCTGCTTTTTCGCGCCAGCAAGGATCGCCGCCGTGGCCTGATCTTCCGCTCGCCACTTGGTCAGGACATTGAGGATTTCGGAGACGTCGCCCATGGACTAAGCGTCCTCTTCCATGAGGTTAGGTGGGGAGTCGGTAAACGATTCGCTGATGTTACGAGCGAATCTGTGGAGGTAGCTCATCGGCCACGACATCACTTCGGACAGTGGTTGCCGACCGTTCCGAGCCACGTAGAATATCTCCTTCCACAGTTCGTCCTTTGAAAGAACCGGAACAGGACAGGCTACTCGCTCACCGCGATCGACTCGCTGGCGAAAAAATCCTTGTCCTCCTCCGTGTCCGGGAGGTGGTGCTTCCGGTAGGCACGGTTGACCATCTCGCGCTGCTTCGCCGACAGGCCATGCCACACCTTGTCTCGGTTCTCTCCCGTGACTTCGGTGATTCCGACCTTGACGATGCACCTCTTGACCAGTTCCTCCGTCATGGTGGCGAACGAGGCCGTTGCCTCCATGATGTTCGACATTTCCTGCGGTCGCAGTTCGCGAATCACGATCTGCTCGCCGCCCATGCTCTTCGGGAACGTGTAGGTCCACTGCGTCTGCGTCATGGCGTTCCTTCTCCCCCTGGCCTCAATGGGCCTCTTGGAACCTCTACAGCACCGTGTACTCGTCACACGCCCACGGCAGCGTGATCTGCCCGTAGGCATCGCGCGCCGAGTACGACTTCGCTTGTCCACCGAACTTCACGTCCGAGAACAGGAGCTTTCCCACGTCGCCATCGGGATAGTTCTCCACCGCTGTGATGTTGACCTTGAACGAAGCCCCGGTCGCGCGCCGGGAACGGTCGTTCAGATCCCTGATGAACCTGTTCACAGACTTGTCGCTGTACTGCAAGGTCAGCGAACCGCTGCACCCCTTGTAGACCTCGTCATGCCGGTTGGTCGTCTCCCCGAGAAACCCCTGTTCCATGATCTCCTGCTTCGGGGTGTACTCCATGGAGACGACCGCACGCTCGGAGAGGAAAATGTCCTTTCCGCCCTTTACGACCTTTACTTGGCAGTTTTCACCGCGGATGCGCGTTCCCATTTTTTCAATCCTCCCATGAACTTACGAATCATTCACGAACAGAAACTAGGCCGCCTGAACCTCGACTGTTTCACCGGCCGTTACTTGCAAAGCCAGGAAGTCCATCGTACTGAGCAGCTGCACCTCGATGATGAACACCACGATCCCCTGCGCCAGCCGGGCGGGCGTGTTCCCGCTGTTCTCATCCACGCGGTACGCTGCGATCCTTTGCATTTCGGGGTTGTTCGCCGATAGGAGGCCCATCAGGAACGCCTCGATCTCGCCACGGATCGCGGACCGCTTGGAGGGCGTGTTCAGCGACTTGTTGAACGCCACGAGCGCAGCGGCCAGCGAGTCCTGGATGTGGTCGGCCATCCGGCGGCGGTAGATGTTCCGAAGCTGCGGGTACGTCGAGGGGTTGACCGAAGTCACACCCGACTGGAACTGCACGCCCGTCACCGGGTCGATCCGCAGGGCCGCGATCCCGTTGGCGCGGTACGCCTCGTACTTGGCGCGCGTGAGGCCCGTAACGCCCGTCTCGGTCGCCTGGACGTGATTGATGTACTCGGTCTGCTCGCCGGGATTCCGTTCGGGCGGAAGCTGCGACAGGATCGAAGCCATCTCCGGTTCCGCCGGCCAATCGAGCATTCCATCGGAGGCGGAACTGATGTACGCAGACGGAATCTCCGGGTAGTAGGCATTCGACCCGGGGTAACAGTAGATCACTCGGTCGGACAGGCCGTAGTTGCCGACGCCGGGAGCGGACGCGCTGATCGCGTTGGCATGCGCGGTTCCCAGAGGCGGGGCCACCAGCGCGATGCGCCCGCGACCCTTGGCAGAGGCCGTCTGTGCGTTGTCTCGAAGACCGCCCGTCGCCGTCACGATGTTGTCGCGGTGACGCGCGGAGGAGACAACCGAAACCTCATTTGCGGGCTTCGAGTCGTTCAGAAGCGTGTTGAGCGCGGTGATGTACGCCGTTTCCATTTCGCTTTCATCGATCTCACCGCCCGAAGCCGTTGCGAACGCCGTGCAGCCGAGCGTGTACCCCGGAAGGCATGTCGTCGCTTCGGGGGCAAGAACGATTCCGGAGGTCGTGAAAGAAGTTGTGACGGTTCCAGACAGGCGGCGAACGGGAACGCCCGTCATGGTCATCACGAATGCTGCGCCGCCGACAGATCCGGAACCGACCCAGGAAACGCCTGCCGTAAGACTGGACCCGGTAACGGCGGTGAACTCGATGTCTTCGGTGGTCGCGAAGATTTCCGTCCCGCCATCCGAGATTCGGATGCCAGCCGGGATTTTTCCAGCGAAAGGCACCTGATAGACACCAGAACTGATCAGATCGGTCGTCAGCGTGATCGTGGCGGTCCCAACCGACTGAGCAACGTTCACGCACACGAGGCGGGCAAACTTACGGTTGCGGATTGCCAGAAAGCCATTGCCGTCCAGCGGAAGCGTGCCGGGGTTGCCCGGGGCAGGACGAGCGCCGCCCGGGTTGCTCCACGGTGACCATCCTCCGAACGTGTCGAGAAGATCCTGCGACCCGAAGATTTCGGTCGGGACGTTCACGTTGGACGACGACGCCGGGGCGTAGCAGTTGGAGCGCGTGCCGCACTTCAAAAACTCGCCCACCACGGCGACGACGTTGGACCCGACGCCCTGGATGCTTCCGGGCGGGGTGAGGTCGATGATGTTGATCCCTTCGATTGCCGTGAGAACGGCGTCACTCGGCCAACTCGTGTAACGCGAAATGAACGGCATGGTGCCCCTCCTTTTCATTCAGAAGGGGCTCTACGGCCCGCACGTCTCTACTACCGTCAAAGTGTAACAGACAACGCCCGTTCTGTCAGTCAAGCGTCAAGCCTGTTTAGTCCTCCAGAATGCCGGTTCCAACGTCCGTACTGAGTCGGATGTCGATCTGCGTCAGGTTGGAAGCGGACTCGGCGCGAAGCATCGGGAACCGGCAGTTGACCGTTAGGGTTGCCTTCCGCTTCCGGGTCTTCGCGTCGTCGCCCGAATCCTCGTTTCGGATCTTCCGGCACGCGACCTGTGCTCCAAACACCCCCCCGAAGTACCGCTTCATCGGGATCTTGATCCCGTACTGGCGTCCAGTCGGATCCTGCAACGCCTCTCGGACGGCACGGGTGACAAGCGCCCGCTGGATCGGGTCCGTGCAGACGATCACGAGGTTGACCGTGCAGACGAACTCGCAATCCTGCCAGAGAACCATCCCGCTTCCGTCCGCTCCGATCGCTGTACTGTACTCCTCCAGTGGAGCCGGGGAAAACTGCGATTGATCGAACTCGCCATCTTCCGGCATGATTACCGCGATGGACGGGTACTCTGCGTTCTGGTCGGGGTCGGACCACGTTGCGAAGACGGAATTTTTCTTCAACCGCTTGCCGTGGTCGTACTCCAGTTCCGACAGATGGTCAACGAACGCCTGTCCGATGGCTAGACATTCGTCCAGGTCAGCGGCGTACTTGTAGGGCGTGGTCTTCATCGACTATCCCATCGTCTGCAACTGGCGATGAATTTCTTCCCGAAGGCTTCGGATCAACTCGTTACGCCGCGAGGGGTGTGTCAACACCCGTCGTCCCTTCAAGCCTCGATTGTGAAGGTTTTGCTGAATTTTGACCGCAATCGCGTAGGCCGAACGGTCGCTTCCGCGATGCCGAACGTACCCCTCGCCGATCTTCTTGCTTGTCCACTCCACAAGGCGACGGAACGGGCGAGGACTTTTGCCGTCACGACTGTAGGGCGACGGAATCCGTCCCGGCGCAACGCCGAACTCGATTGCTCCCGCGTAGGGTGCGTCGTTGTAGATGACGATTCCGTTGTAGACCATCGAGTATTTCCAGCCTTCCAGGAATTTCTCGGTGTCCACGGGAGCGAACGGCTTGATCCTCCGAGTCCACTTCTTGAGCTTTTCGATTGCCTTCGGGCCGAACGTCGCGTGCGCTCGGATGATCGCCGTCTTGTGCTTTTTCACCAACCCCATCATAGTCATGTAGACCTGATCGGGATGGATGTAGACGGTGCTCATCGGTACACCACGCCATTCAACCGACGATCTGCGACCTGCTTGGACAGGCGAACCTTCCACCCGAACGTCGAAGTGTCGTACTCGGGTGCGCTTGCGACCGTGTAACGACGACGCCTGCCGTTCGCGCGGCGAACTTCGTAGAAGCGCGATTCACCTTTCGGAATCGATTCCTCGTCCGTCAGCCAGGACACGTCCGTTTCCGACAAGGACAGGCTGATTTCGGACAGAGTGATGTCCCCGTCCTCCTCGCGTCCGGTTGCCGTCAGAGCCGCTTCCAGGCCGTCCATCCCGGTAACGAGTGGAGTCGGTCGCACCTCGCGTTCCCACAGAAGCGTCTCAAAACCTTCCCCGCGCTCGCCTTCCGTCCACCGAGTCGCGACGAGAAAAACGCGGTAGGCGCGAGTACCGAATTTCGAGTGGATCTTTCCCCGGATGCGGTCAGCGACCTTACTCAACTTGACGACGACGTTGTCCCTGGTGTCGTCCAGCCCCATCGTCTACTGCCCCACGCGAGCGAAGTTGCAGCCGCCCTTCTGGCCGGACTTGGGATTGATCGGGCATCCGGTCGCTTCCGACAGGCGCTTGACCCAATACCGATACCGCTCCTCGCGACGTTCCGGCTCGCGCTCGTTCAGCGTGATCGAATCGACCCGCAGGGCAGACAGGTTGTCCTCGGATTCCGCGATGTTTGCCTCGGACGTGTCGCACCGAGCAATCAGCGTCCGGACCAGTTCAACCGCTTCCGGGTACAGGTTGCGGAGAGCGCCGTCCACCGGGAAAAGAGTTGTGATGATTGTCGGCATCGACAGACCGATCCCAGCACCAGCGGACGTGTTCGGATACCCGAGATGGTAACGGACACGCGCGACTTCGGAATCGGTCAGCGGGTTTGCCATCGACTAGTACCTCTTCTTTGCGCCGGGGGCGAACGGGTTGGAAACCAGCCTCGCGGACGGCGGCCTCCCGGGCTTGCGGCGGGCCTCCGGGGGTTCGGACACGTCCGTTTCCTTTGGAGCCTCTACGGGCTTATCAGGGGCCTTGTCGCACGATTCGGCGTCGTTGTTGGGCTTGACGATCTGCGTCTCGGATTTGGCGTACTCGTAGAATGCCTTCGGCATGGGCTCGACGACGGGCGGGTCCACTAGTTCGAGGTGAAGATCCTGCCCTTTGATCCACTCCCGCACAGCATCCGGCCCGTACCGGCGAAGTGCGAACACGGACCCGTGCGCGAGTTTTACCTGCTGCCCAACCCACCGAACCATCGTCAGGCCAACGACTCGATACTTCGTGTCAAGGTTGACCCCTTCCGGGATCTCGGTGACGCAGTTGTCGAACGACAGGACTTCCCTGAGCACCTTTCGGCGCGCGTAGGCGTCTTCCTCTCGAAGCATCTGCGTGAAGGTCTTGGCGATTGAAGCGCGGGCCATGGATGCTACCTCTTTGTGTTCGTTCCCCCAGGAAACGACCGGGCGCGTGCGGCAGAATCAGGCTCGGTTATCGCGCTGGATGTACGGCCAGCGGTGCCCCGGTCCTCCTCTGCCACGCCGCACGCAACATCCTTTCGGATGTCGTTGTCTCGCGGCAGGCGTATGCGCGAGCCCTACCGAAACAGCGACCATGTCGCGCATCGGGGAGGGGGAGTCCCTTCCGCGCTATTCGGGCGCATGGGACTCGGCGCAATCACCCATCGTGAGTGCCACGGCTTTACAGCAATGGCCCCAACGCCCTGCTACCTCTTGCGAGGCGCACTGGCTACTGGCTACTTGGCAGCTTCCCAACCGCCTTTCTCCAGCAGGCCCGACTTAGGGAAATCGTCGGGACGGGTCGCATCTTCAAAGAACCGTGAAAAACAGGAGGAGTGAGCCGAATGGCCCAAACGACCATTCGGCCCCTCCTGTGTGTTTTTACTCGGCAGTCAGGATCAGCCCGACCCTCTTGTACCGGGACGAGCCCGTCGTGAACGTCGCCTCGCTGTACGCCTTGCCGGGAAACAGGTAGTCCGGCTGGAGGACGTGCGAGCCCATGAACGACCAGGAGGTCGAGACGACTCGCTGCATCCGGTCCAGCGGCGCACGCATGATCATCTGGAGACGATCCACGTCCACCGTCAGGCCGCCGTTTGTGATGTTCCAGTTCCCGAACTTGCCCGTGATCCCGGCCTCGGTCGAGGTGATCGCGTCCTTCCAGTATTCGATTCCGGCTTCGCGACCGATGAACACCGAACGGTGGACCGGCACGCCAGCCGTGTTCGCCAGTTCCCCGCCGAAGTCGTCGTTGTCCGGATCGAACGTCCCGACCGTGTTCGCGGTGGGGCACTCGTTGTTCTCGTAGAGCTTGCAGCCCAGGACCAGACCGATCTCGGCCGTGGCGTAGGGATCGCTCTCGTCCTTGTCGATTCCGCGACCGCGGAAAAGAAGCTGGAACTCGCTGTCGTCGAAGAGTTGGCTTTTCGCGATCGGGTCCATGTGGACGTGATAGTACCCGTCCGCGCAGGGCTGGATGTTGCAAAGCTTCGCGTTCGCAACGGACTGCCGCAGCGTGGCGAGGGTGAACGTGTCCGTCGAAATCAGGTCGTCGATGGAGTGCCCGCCACCCGAGTAGACGATCTTCGTGGCGGTCGAGGCCACGATCGGCCAGCGGGTCGTGCCGTTGTACGCACCGGCCAGCGTCAGGGTGCCGGGGCCGGTAAGGTTCTGTGCCTTCACGCCCGCGACGGCCGGAACGGCGGCGGTGACCGACACGGTATCCCAGGTCGTCCCGTTCCAGATGTACGCGGCCAACGGATTCGTCACGCTCACAGCCTCGAACTTCTTGGTGATCGTGGAGTAGGCGTGCGTGAAGCCGTTGATCGTGGACACCGGCTGCGTGACGCTGTTGGCCGTCGAGGTCAAGTTCGCGTGCCCGTACATCGCATCGTTGTAAAGGCGGTTGCGGGCGATGCGATTGATGGACTGCCCCGCCTGAAGACCGAGGGTCTTCGCGTCCGCTTCCAGGATGTCAGCGAGCGTCAGGCCCGAAACGACCGTGTCGGTGTCGATCGTGTCGCCGTTGTGGTAGATGTACGCCTGCCACTGCTCGACGTTGTAGGTCTTCGGGGTCGGGTCTTCCTTGGGGCCAAGGCGACCCATGTTCGGAGCGATCAGGCCGCGCTTGGTCTTGACCATTTCCTGCGCCCGCTCGGTCCACTGCTCACCATCGAACTCCTTGCGGAAAAGCAGGGTCGGAAACAGAGAGTCGTGAAACATGCGCTCCAGGAGCCCTTCCTGGATCATTGCGCGAACGGCTGCGTTCGTGGTGTACATCGCGTAACCTCCGGTAGTTCACTTTTCATGGACACCGGGGCGCGATGGCTCGCTGGTCCGCCTAACACATCCAATTGTAAGCGACTACTGCCCCTCCGTGAACACAGGGGGCTTTGCCGCCAGGATCTTGATCTCGGCCATCCTATTCGCGACTTCCTCCTTGGAAGCCTTCATTGCGTTGAAGGACGGCTTTTCGGTCGGCTTGTTCCCCGGCTGCGACGGGAGCCCGGTCGTGGCCTTGTCGCCAGGAGGCGGATCGGACGGCTTGTCGGCTGGGGGCGGATTGGTCTTTGCCTTCTCGGCATCCGCCTTGGCCTTCGGCTCGTCCGCGATCTTCCTCTCGTCGGCGGCCTTCTTGTCCTCGGCTTCCCGACGCTCGCGGTACGCCTTGTCCGGGTCGTAGTCGCGGAACGCCTGCGGGTTCGACGCCTTGAACTCCTTGGCAAATTCTTCCGGGTCGAACTTGGCCCGCTGCGCGTCCGTCATCCGGCTCGTTTTGTGGCTCACAACCGCGACAGCAAGGTCCAGTTCGGACTTTTTCACGCCCGCGTCCAGGAGGGTTTCGCGCAGTTCACGCTCGGCGCGAGCGGCTTCCCTTGCGGCCACAGCGTCATCGTCCTTACCCTTCGATTTGTCCCCGACGACAGTCCTGTCTTTCTCGCGCTTCTGATGCTCGGCTGCGTCGAGAACTGTTTCGAGGTCGCGGACGGACTTGAATCCGAACTTTGACAGCAAGGCCGAAACCTCTTCCTTCCCTTCCTCGCGCGCCGCCCTCAGCATCAGCCGAAGCTCTTTGCCGACGACCTCGTTACCCTCTTCGTCTCTTGCCATGGAACCATCCCCCTACATGCGCGGATCGTGTACTACGACCCGGCGAAAAACACTTCCAGTTCGCCGGTCCCCGTGACGGTGATTGCCGTCAACGGCTCCGTGGAAGTGTCCAAACACAAGAACGTGTCGCACGGGAGAACCTGAGCCGAACCGCCCGTGCTGGTAACGTTGAACCGAAAGCTTCCGCCGCGGACCTTGGCAAACATCTGCGTAATGTTCGTGATCCCAGCGGGCTTGATGTTGTATGCCGTCACCGCGGACAGGACGTAGGAACTCGAACTGGAAAACGCCTGAAGGCGCTCCTTGTCCACCGAAAACGAGTGCGTCCCGGTGGGGAAGTCTGCGCCAGAGGGCGGATCAGCCGTGACACCGACCGTGAACTTGACGTTCCATGACATCAGACCCTCCGACGTTCAAATGGAGTCGATGGGGATCTGCGTCCCTCTGCAATCTGCTTCGAGGGTACAAGGGAAATCGCGTGGTTGTCAACCTGACCGCATCGAGGGCACTTCGTCTCGATTGTGCCCGTGCCGATCAGATCAGCGACCGCAAGTTTTTTGTCGCACTTAGAGCAACGGAGATCCTTCTTCATCTACGATGCCTCTTTCGCTAGTTCTGCGACCTTGGCCTCTTCCTTCGGATCCACGCGCACGAGGGCGAGGGACGCCCTACAGTTCGGCCGATTCGGCGGGTGTGCGTACTGCATCCCGTTGACCGGATCCTCGAACAACTGACCTGGACGCCGCAACTGCCCGTGCAGACATCGCGAATCGAATGCGGTCTTCTTGTCGGTTGGGGAGGCGGGACCGGGCCACGGCTTCTTGTTTGGTCCTGCCCACCGAGGGCCTGTCGCGTGCTCGTACCACTCAATCCACAGGTTCTTGTCCCCGCGCGCGACCTTGTCCAGACCAACGCGGGCCACGGCGTTGTAAGCGTGCGAAACTTCCGTCCGGACAAGCCGCTCGGCCTGCCAGGACTTTTCTGCCCATGGCCCCTTTCCAAGTAAGGACGCCGCCGCCTGCTCCATTGTCTGATTTGTCAGGAGGGCGTGTGCTAGTCTGCGCTCCATCGTCGTCACGAGGTCCATTCCGTACTTGGCCGCGCCTCGCGTGATTCGGAACGCCTCAATCACCCGCAGTTTCGAGTTGCCAGTGACGAGCCGCTCGATCTCCTTGAACGGGATGACGGACTGAAACAGGAAGTGCTTTTCAGCCAGTCCGATCTTGGCAGCGAGGCTTTCGATGGACTTGCGACGGGCCGCACGGGTTCCTTCCTGCAAGGTGATTCCAGCGCGTCTCGTCAGGATCCGCGAGGCGTCCTCGACTTGAATCAACAGAGCGCGATGGCGCGCAAGCGTGAGGGGATCGCCCCTGGAACCAATCTCTCGGATTTTCTGACGTAGCGTGGTGCGCGCCTCTCGCAACGCCGCGTTCATTTGCTTCAAGGACGAACGTTCGATCTTGCGAAGTTCCCGTTGTTGAATAATCAGGAGGTCTTCGATCTCTTTAGGCATTGGCGGGCGTGCGGTGCTCAAGCGGCACTCCTACTTTTCGGACGAATCGTCGTCCTTGGGTTCTGTCTCTTCCTTGTCTTCCAGCTCCTCGTCATCCAGGACTGTTTCCTGGCTTTCGACCAGCGCCTCCATGCGTGCCTGCTTCTCTTTTTCTTCGGCCTCGATCAACTTCAACTCGGCGTCGATGTCGTCGATCCCCAGAAAGTGCGCAATCGCACGAATCGCGGTTCGGTGAGACACAAGCGGCGGAACTGTCGTGCGGGCCTCGGCCACCTTGCGGACGTGCATTTCCTCGTCGGCGGGAGTCGGCTGAATGTACGGCGGCCACTCCACAAACACGTCGTCAACGTCCGGAGCTTCCCCGGCAAGACTCGCCAAAGGTTCCGCCAGGCTGTCAAACCCTTTCGCCCGGCACATGCGAATGAACGCCTCAAACAGATGCTCCATGGCATCGCCGTACTGACGACGGAACTCGTCGGCACGTTCGAGCATCGACCCTTCGCGCTTCAAAACGTGCGTGGCCGTCGTGTCGTAGGACTTCTCAATCTTGTCCGCGAGGTTGCAGCGCACGTCTTCGAGAATTCCCTCGCGAATTTCCGCAGCGCGCTTTGCGGCACTGTCCGAACCGCCACCCATCATTTCCAGAAGCTTCGCGTCCTCGCCCTTGTTCAACTGGATGCCGACCTGTGAACCAACCTGTGTGGACCCGAGATTGCGGTCAGACGTGATGATCAAAGTCGGGTCGCTGTTGTAGTGCGTCCCCTGAAACGAGTCGGACCCGCAGGCGTCGAGGGCGTCGAAGTTGTCCCACTGCTGATCGCAGTCAGGCGCGCCGTCGTCATCGCCAACGACATCCGTGTTCTTGATCCACACGGCCGGGACGAATCCGAGGCTGTGGTCAGCGCGGGCGACTTCCTTGAACACGACGGGGCGGTCCTTAATCACGGGCGCAATCCACGCAACGTCCGCGTCCCGCGTGATGATCCGCTTGTACCACTCGGACCCTTCGATCCACATCTCGCGCGTCTTGCCCGTCCGCGCGTCGTAGACGTTCTCCCAACGATGGACGGGGCGCAGGTACAGCACCTCGATCGCGTCCAGTTCCCGGGTGTCTCGATCGTCGTTGAGCCACTTCGGGGTACACCACTTTGCGTTCAAAATCTCGATGATCGGCCTGCCCTTGATCAGTTTAGCGAGCATGACGACCGATCCGATCGCGCCGCCCATGGTGCGAGCGGTGGACGACCGGGTATAGAAGTCCATTTCCTTGATCGCAGCATCGATCCACTTCTGGCCCTTGGTTCCGTTCGTGCGGATCCGAGGGACGCGCTGCTCCCCGAACAGAAGTCCGGTAAACCGACTCACGATCGCGCCACAGAGTCTGCGACTAACGAACGGCCGGCGGTACTGCCACGGGGGCGGGTTGTCGAGGACCCCCCCCGGACCCGTCAGCATCGCTCCCTGGCGATGATCAGCGCGGATGTACGGCCGCCCGTCCCAATTGATCTCCT